TTGACGGAAGCTCCAACGGCCATATCTCAGATACGGTCGGAGGGATCATTCTAGAGGAGGTGACGTAGTGCCGCAGGTTGTCAGCTTTGAGGACTATCGGCCATCTCCGCGCTACGACTCGTTGCCGTGGACAAACGTCCGCATCGAAGAGGGAACGGCTTCAGTCGGGCCATGGAATCTCCTAGAAACAATCGCCCTGAATCCGGTAGATGCGGATCCATCGGCGCCCGCCTATCGCAACTTCACGACTCAACTTGCGGGGACAGCAGACGCGCTCTGGTACCGGCTGGTCTTTACTGATACCGATGGCGACACCGGGCTACCGACATACCCCATCCAGAATGTCGCTGACGACAGGCCGGTCTATGCGTCCACGACGGAGCTAGCAGGACTGCTGCGAGTCCGCGAGAGTGACCGCCACGAGTCACTGCTCAGAGTTTTGAAGGCGGCGGCGCTGGAGATTGACTCGGAGATCGGAGCGACGGACATCAACGGGATCGCAACTCCGTATTCGGATCCACCCGCGCTTGTCCGGGAAGTGAATCTTGAGCGCGCCGTCGAGCACTGGCAACAGATGCAGTCACCGTTCGGGATCATCGGGCTGGGAGATATGGGTGCGACCTATACCGCTCGGGACTCGTGGGATCGACATGCCCACAAGCTCGCGGTCTTGAAGTTCACCTGGGGTATTGCGTGACCGCAGTGATCGACATCATGGACGCGATAGCACTCCAGATAGATACCGCCCTAGGTTCGGCTGGTACCGCCGATCCGTTGATTGAGAATCTCCAGGTGGTCGGGAGATTGCAGTCTGAGCCAACCCCGCCGTGCATCGATATGTATCCGGCGAACCCGTTTCAAGAGGGACTCGCCTTCGGCAAAACCAATAACGACCTCCGGTTTGCGATTCGGGCTAGAGTCTTGACAGCAGATAGAGAGGCGGGGCAGGAGCTCCTTCTCAACATGATGGATCCGTCAGCGACAACCTCACTCGCGAAGGCCATTGCCAATGATCGGACACTCGGCAATAAGGTCTCTAGCCTCTCGGTAGAGGGGCCGAGCGGGTTCGGCGTGTACAGGGATTCATCCGGTGCCGGAAATCTCCTGGGAGCTACCTGGACAGTGAGGATATTTCCCTAGTGAGCAGGATTCTCTGGCTGAGCAATGCCGCGTGGTCACCCTCGGGATACGGCGAGCAGACGGCAACGTTCGTTCCGAGATTGCAGGCGCTCGGGCATGAACTCGCAGTCGCCGCGAACTACGGACTTCAGGCAGCCAAGTTTGAGATCGGCGGTCTCACGACCTATCCCGCTGACGGTAACTGGGGCAATACGACTCTGGGAACCTACGCCGAACATCATCAGGCGGACTTCGTCATCGCTCTCTGCGATGCCTGGGTGCTCAAACCGCACCTATGGCCGGCTGACCTGCGGATGGCAATATGGACACCGATCGACCACTGGCCCATCCCCCCCTCGGTGCTCGCGGTGCTCCAGCATCCGCAGGTCAAGCCCATCGCAATGAGCCGCTTCGGCGAGGAATGGATGCACAAGTTCAAGCTCGACCCGCTGTACGTTCCGCACGGCGTCGATACCCGACTGTTCACTCCCCACCCCGAGCGCCGCACCGCAGTCAGACGCGAGCTGAGTGTCCCCGAGGATGCGTTCCTTGTCGGCATGGTCGCCGCGAACAAGGGTAACCCGTCCTTCCCGCGCAAGGGCTTTCCGCAGGCGTTCGATGCCTTCGCTCAGTTTGCCAAGACGCATACGGATGCGTGGATGTACGTACACTCAGACGCCAGCGGACACGGCGGCAGCGGGATCGACCTCGATGTTCTCGCTCGCGCAGTCAACTGCCCTCAAGGGCGAGTGCGCTTCCCGCCGGAGAAGGCATGGCAACTCGGAATGGCCAAGGAGGTTGTGGCCAATCTGTACCACGCCTTCGACGTACTGCTCAACCCGTCGATGGGCGAGGGCTTCGGCATCCCGATCATCGAAGCTCAGGCAAGCGGAGTTCCCGTGATCGCCTCCGACCACTCGGCGATGACGGAGCTCACCCAGGCTGGCTGGCTTGTACCTGGTGACCGCTGGTGGGATGCACTTCAAGAGTCGTTTGCGATTGTGCCTTCAATCGGAGGGATCGTGGCGGCGCTCGAAGCGGCGTATGACAGTCGCGGGGATCAGAAGCTTCGAGACGCCGCGGTTGAGTTCGCACGCGACTATGACGCAGACCTGGTTACGGTGCGAGACTGGGAACCCGCGCTTCAGAAGCTGTCTAAGGGGCAGGAGGTAGGGCCCTTAGTTACCAATCGAGCCCAGCGCCGCAATGGTCAGAAAACGAAGCGTACAAAGGCGAAGAGCCGCTGAACGTCGCAGTCCTCAGCGTGACCAGGGATCGCCTGGCGTATTCTCAGCATTGCTTCTCCACGCTGCGGGAGTTCGCCGGGTGCGAGTATGACCACTATGTCTTCGACAATGGCTCGGAGGACGGCACCGATCGCTGGCTCCTCAACGGAGTGTTCCATCACATTTCGATTTCCCCCAAGAACCTAGGTCTCAGTCAGGGTTTCAATCGACTGCTTGACTCTCTGACCCGAGACTATGACGTGATCGTGAAGATGGACAACGACTGCGCTCTCACTCAGCCGAACACGCTGCGAGATGTGTGCGCTCTCACGATTGAAGGCGACTGGTTGCTCTCGCCGGTGATCCTCGGGCTACTCAACCCACCGCAGCCGACCCGCTCGTGGCTCGTAGACGGCGAGCAGATCCTTGAAGTGCGACAGATCGGCGGCATATTCATCGCCGCTCCGGCATCGTTCTATGAAGGCTGGCGCACGTCAGAGCACTCCCCGCACTACGGCTTCGAGGACGGCGAGATATGCAGTCGTTGGCAGGCTAGAGGAGGGCGTGTTGGGTATATGGCAAGACTCGAGGCGTGGCACCACGAGGGGACAGCCGGACAGATCGAGCGTTACCCCGAGTACTGGGAGCGCAAGAAAATCGAGCTGGGTGTCAGATGATTGACTGGGACGCCTGGCGCTCCGAGCACGCAAGCATGACCTTCGCCGACCAGCAGGAGTTCTACGGCTCGGTCGCCGTGGCTCATCCGCATCAGCAGTGCTTCGATCTTCCCCACGCACGGTCCACGTTCGACCACATCAGCGGTCTGATCGGCTTTCTTCCTCCCGACTGGCCGGGGCTGAACGTGATCGAGCTAGGCGGATGGGACGGAGCTCTCGCAGACGCGCTGGTGAGCCGCGACGACATCTCAAGCTGGACGAACTACGACCTGGCTGAAGTGCCGCAGGTGTGCACGTCCACGAAATATCGACTCGAGGTGCTAAGCGATTACTTCTGGAACCGCAACCTCACCTATGTGCCGGACGTGTTCGTCGCCTGCCACACGATCGAGCACCTGACAGGAGCCGAGCTTGAGCAGTTGTTCGACGTGCTGCAAGTCAAGTTCATCTACCTCCAAGCACCGATCGTGAAGCAGTCCGGGCAGACCTGGAACGGGTACGTCGGTAGCCATATCCTTGAGCTTGGGTGGGATGCGATTGACGAACTCCTAGTCGCGCGGGGCTACGTCGTGTGCGGCCCGCACCTATGGCGGCAGGCGTGATTGTCATCGACCTGGGCTGCTACGAGCACGAGGTCAGTAAGTCAATCGAGCCACTCGTCGAGCAGTTTCACCCGGAGCTCCTATACGGGTTCGATCCGCTGCTCCCGCTCTCAGGCACAATCCATGTCAACGGTACGACCTGTATTCTCTCGCGCAAGGCGGCATGGACGCACGCCGGACGGCTCGGGATCAGACTCAGCGGCACCGGAACGCAGGTGTACGAGGATCCCGCAGGCGAGGTCATCTGCTTCGACCTGGCGGCGTTCATCTCTCGGCTTCCCGCCAAGGAACCCGTCGTGCTCAAGCTGGACGTGGAGGGCGCCGAGTACCCATTGCTGGAGCATCTCCGAGCTAAGGGACTCGATCTACGACTCACGCTCGCGCTCGTCGAGTGGCACAGTCGTGCT